CTAAGGAAAGACTAAAAATGTCAAAACTTAGAAGAGAACAAAAACAAGAACAATAATTTAATTTTTTAAAAACTTAGGATCATGAATAAAAACATTTTTGAACCAAGGGTAAATATCTTACCCTATGAATACCCCTCACTCCTAAAATATAAGGACGCTATAAGACATTCTTATTGGATTGACACGGAATTTAATTTTACAACAGATATCTCAGACTTTAAAACTAAAGTTACTGAAGAAGAAAAAGAAGTTATAAAAAGAACTATGTTAGCTATAGCACAAATAGAAGTTAATGTTAAAACTTTTTGGGCTGATATGTACAAAAGAATGCCTATTACAGAAATAGGTGATGTTGGTATGACGTTTGCTGAATCAGAAGTTAGACATAAAGATGCTTATGCTAGACTTTTAAGAATACTAGGTTTAGAAGAAGAATTTAAAACAGTTATAGAAATACCAGCAATCAAAGACAGAATTAAATATTTAACAAAATACTTAGATGGAACTAGAAGTAGAGATAATAAAATGTATACAAAATCTGTTTTATTATTTTCACTTTTTATTGAACACGTTAGTTTATTCAGCCAATTTTTAATTATGATGTCTTTTAATAAAGAAAAAAACTTATTTAAAGGAATCTCAAATGTTGTTGAAGCAACATCAAAAGAAGAAGACATACATGGTAATTTTGGTTCTGAAATTATTAATATTATTAAATCAGAAAATCCTGATTGGTTTGATGAAGATTTTAATAAATTAGTTTATTCAGCGTGTCAAAAAGCTTATGTAGCGGAATGTAAAATTTTAGATTGGATTTTTGAAAAAGGAGAATTAGAATTTTTATCCAAAAAAACAATACAAAACTTTATAATGAATAGATTTAACAACTCTTTAAGAAAAATTAATATGGAACCATTATTTGATATTGATTTTGAAGAAGTTGAAAAAACTTTATGGTTTGAGGTTGAAATCACTTCTACTAAAGAAGGAGATTTCTTTTATAAAAAACAAATTGATTATAACAAAAAAGGTAAGAGTATTACCGTAGATGATTTATTTTAATAATTAAAATTAATAAAAATGATAGAAACAGAAGAAAGAAAAAAATACTATTGGTTAAATGAAGATAGTAGAACATTCTTATCAAGAGGATATCTTAATGAGAGTCCTGAACAAAGAATTAAAGACATCGCTAATAAAGCAGAACATTATCTTAAAATAGAAGGTTTTGCAAAAAAGTTTGAAGATTATATGTCTAAAGGTTATTATAGCCTATCAACACCAGTGTGGATAAATTTTGGTAAAGAAAAAGGTTTACCCATTAGTTGTTATGGTAGTAATATAGATGATACTTTAGATAGTATATTGAACGCTAGTCGTGAAATAGGTATGATGAGTAAGTATGGTGGTGGTACATCAGCTTATTTAGGTAACATTAGACCTAGAGGAACTAAAATATCAACTGGTGGTTCAGCTGATGGACCAGTACATTACGCAAGAATGTATGATACTACAGTTGATGTTTGTAAACAATCTGAGGCTAGAAGAGGTGCTTGTGCAGTGTGGTTACCTGTAGAACATAGTGATATCTCAGAATTTTTAGATATTGGTACTGAAGGAAACCCAATCCAAAATCTACAATATGGTATCACAGTAACAGACCAATGGATACAAGAAATGAAAGATGGTGATACAGAAAAACGTAAAATATGGGCTAAAATAATTCAAAGAAGAAGTGAGTTTGGTTTTCCTTATATTATGTTTAAAGATAACACAAACAATAATAGTCCTTATAAAGAGTTAGGTTTAGAAATTACAGCAAGTAACTTATGTTCAGAAATACAATTACCAACAGATAGTTTTAATTCATTTGTTTGTTGTTTAGGTTCAATCAATCTTTTACATTGGGATGAAATTAAAGAAACTGATGCAATAGAAATTTATACACTTTTTCTAAACGCGGTCATGGATGAGTTTATTTTTAAAGCTTATAACTTACCTGGAATGAAAAGAGCTTATAGATTTGCTGAACAACATAGAGCAATAGGTTTAGGTGTTTTAGGTTATCATTCTTTACTACAAGCAAAGTTATTACCTTTTGAATCTTTACAAGCTAAACAATTAAATTATGAGATTTTTAAAACTATAAAAGAAAAAAGTGAAGAAACTTCTAAATGGTTACATCAAAACAAAGGTTATAAATGTTTAAGAGAAGGTTATGCTAACACAACTTTATTAGCTGTCGCTCCAACAAAATCTAGTTCTTTTATTTTAGGACAAGTTAGTATGGGGGTTGAACCAATAAAATCTAATTATTTTATTAAAGATTTAGCAAAATCTAAAACAATTTATAAAAACCCATATTTAGAATGTGAGTTATCTAAATATGGTTTAAACACACCTGAAGTTTGGGAAAGTATTTTAAAGAAAGATGGTTCCGTACAACACTTAGATTTTCCAACAAAAGAAGTTTTTAAATCTTTTATTGAGATTAGTCCTAAAGAAATTATCTTACAGGCAGCTCAAAGACAAAAATTTATTGACCAATCACAATCTTTAAATTTAATGATACACCCAAGTATTCCGGCAAAAGATATTAATCAATTATATCTTTACGCACATGAAGAAGGTGTTAAAACTCTATACTACCAATTTAGTCAAAACTCAGCCCAATCCTTTAGTAGAAATATTTTAGATTGTGTTAGTTGTGAATCTTAAAAAATAACCCCCTCCTTAGTGAGGGGTTTTTTATGCCTAAAATTTACATTTAACTTTTTTGGGATAAATTAATTGAGAAGATATTTATAATAAAAAAGTTATGGCAGAATCTTTTATTAATATAAGATTTCCTTTTTTTGATTCACCAAAAGGATATTTTTTGGATATGACCAAAACTAATAAAGATGCAATTAAAGCTGATTTAATGCATTTGTTATTAACTAATAAAGGTGAAAGACTTTATTTACCTGATTTTGGTACAAATTTAAGACAATATTTATTTGAACCCAACGCTTCAAATGTCTCTAGGGATATCAAAGATGAAATACAAAGTACTATTGACAAATATATACCTAACTTAAAAATAGATACATTAGAGGTAAAACAATCGCAAAAAAGTGAATATGCTGTTGTAGTAAGATTAGAATATACAGTTACTAATTCTACTTTTACCCAAAATGATTTTATATTATTAGAACTTTAATTATGGCAGAGAAAAAGATAAATTATTTAGCAAGAAATTTCGCAGACACAAGAACGGAATTATTCACATTTATACAAAAATATTACCCAGATTTATTTTCTGATTTCAATGATAGTTCTGTGGGTACTATGTTAGTTGAATTAAACGCAGCAATAGCGGATATGTTATCCTACCATACTGATAGGATGTTTAATGAAACACAAATAGATTATGCACAACAAAGAAAATCTATTTTAAATATAGCTAGAACATTAGGTGTTAAGGTCCCAGGTTTTAGACCATCAGTTACTTTAGTTGATTTTACAGTAACAGTTCCTGTTTATGGTGATTCTTATGACCAAAGATACGCACCAATATTAAAACAAAACGCACAAGTTACTGGAGCTGGTAAAGTTTTTGAAAATTTAGAAGATATTAATTTTAATTCACCTTTTACTGTTGGTGGGATACCTAATAGAATTATTATACCTAATTTTGATTCTAATAACAATATAGTTAGTTATAATATAACAAAAAGAGAATTAGTTGTTAATGGTAAAACTCTTTATTTTAAAAAATATATTAACACAGTAGATGTTAAACCTTTTTTAGAAGTTGTTTTACCAGAAAATAACGTTTTGTCTGTTGATAGTATTATAACACTAGAAAACGATATAGCTACAATACCTACATTAGCACAATTCAACAACCAAAGTATAAGATGGTATGAGGTAGACTCTTTAGCTGAAGATAAAATTTTTATTGATGATGGTGATAGAGTTTCTGATAACATCTCAATAACTCCAGCAAAATGGAAAACAATTAGTAGAAAATTTGTTAAAGAATATACTGATGGTGGTTATTGTAAATTAACTTTTGGTAGTGGTACAAATCCTGGACAAACTAATTTAACATCTTTAATTAATAATTCTAGTAATTTTATTAATACGATGGCTTTAGGTGAAATACCTAAAGGAGGAACTATTTTATATATAAAAT